AGGAATACTTATGATTACCTACAGCACCAACTGGATGGGTCCAATTAATCTTCACTGGTATAAAGAGCGAGGACTGCTTGAAGCCGATAGTGTAACTCCAACTATTCAATACTCAGCCGGACGTATAGACATTCGTGGTCTTGACGAAGAAGAATATTGGTGTGGTCAGGACGAATACAGTTTGCCTGTGATGCACGGTGAAGACTGGAATGCGTTCAGTGATTGGCTAGATGAGTTTGAATCGGAAGAACAAGTACCGTACGATGAACTGATTGCGTTATTTGAAAAACACTACGGCAAAAAGATTAGGTGGGCAGATGACAATGCCAAATGAACGCCGATGGGCTGTAAATAATACTCGACAGTTTTTAGTTGATTTAATGAATCCTAAAAAGACTCCACGTGTTCCTAAGGAAATTCGCAAAGAAGCATATCGTTGCTTGAAGCATTATCCTGGTGATTACTATATGGAAAAAGCGGCCGAACAGGCACCTGAAATTTTTGGCGATTGGGAGTATTACAAAAATGACTAAATACATAGTTAGTATAGAAGAGGACCCAAAAACTGGAGAACTGATTTTACCTATTCCCGATGAACTAATAGTTGAAATGGGTTGGAGCGAAGGTGACGAGCTCGAATTGGAAGAAACCTTAATATGTGAAGAATACAGTGAATATCCTGGATATACCTTGAGGAGGACGTTTGAAAATGAAGGTTGAGCTTGAAGTTGATTATAGCACTTGGATTCGGCCGGAAGGTATTTTAAAATCTATATATGTTGGAGACAATTGCGAGCCCGAATGGGAAGAAGTACATACTTGGAAAGAATTAATTGACAGCAATTTAGAAGGCTACAAAGTACCTGGAGTAGATAAATTTGCAGAGTATCATAAAGAAGATATAGCATCTCTGATTGAAGGTTTAGAACAAGCTTCTGAATACATAAAAGCCCGTGTTGAAGAAATAGGCTTTTTTACTATTGACATTTAGTTAAACTTTTGATATAATAGACACTATGAATTTATTTATTTTAGATGAAGATCCAATATTAGCTGCACAACAACAATGTGATAAGCATGTTGTTAAGATGGTTATTGAATCTGCACAGATGCTTTCAACAACTCATCGTATGTGTGACGGTATAATGGAACGTAGACCTTCAAGAAGTGGTTCTATGCTACAATATTTTTATCTTGAAGATAAAGAAAGAGAAAGGACACTGTATAAAGCATGTCATTTCAATCATCCGTGTACTATTTGGACAAGAGAAAATACCGCCAACTATAATTGGCACTATAAACATTTTGTTGCATTGTGTAATGAATATACACATAGGTATGGAAAGATACATGCAACCGACAACAAATTAAGAAACGCCTTAAAGGCACCTCCTGAAAATATGAAGAGGTCAAATAAAAGAACACCATTCAGACTTGCTATGGCATCAAACCCAGAGTGCATATCTGAAAATGCGGTAGAATCATACCGTGCGTTTTATCATACAAAGCAAAATCGTTTTAGTATGACATGGTCAAAACGTGATATACCTGAATGGTGGAATGCGACTGAAGTTGCTTAAATTATAATTAGCAATATAGAAAGGAGAGTTCTTATGGAACAAATAGCAGAGCAATTAATGTACGATGCGAACAAAGGCTTCATTAATAAAAATGATCTTTTATTAGCTTGTTTGGAAACTATGACAGAAAACCAAATATATAAAATGGCTATTAAAAATGATTTTATTATTACTGAAGATGATAGCGCAATTACTAACCCAAGTCAGATAGATGACGACACACAATCAATACAAGAAAAAATTATTGATGCAGTCTTAGCAAGACATGGAGATTAATATGGATAATTGGACTTATTGGTTAACTGCTTTAATATTTACTTGTGTAGGTTGGTTTATGGCAAGAAATGAACCTCCTTCATTCAAGCATTCAAAAAGAATCACTCAAGAAACAATTGATACACTAATTGAAATGGGTTATCTTAAAACTCAAGGATTGGGAGATAACCAAGAATTAGTTAAATGGTACGACGCGCAAAAGGAAAATGATTAAATGGAAATTACACCAATTAGCCCCACTTGGCCAACTAATTATTTCAACAAAGTTGAATATGATACTCGTGTAATAAAAGCAGTAACTAAAGTAGGTAACGATTTTCAACAAGAAACAGTATATACGTACGACAAGTATGGCAGATTAGAATCAACTGTCGTTCATAAATCAGATATTACTGAAATATGATTACTGACTTTACATTATTTAATGTCTCTATTATTAATCCATCCACAATGGAAAAAATTGACCAAGGTGAGATGAGATATAAACATGCAAGAGATTTTGTTAATAAAATGGATGCAAAAGGAATTCCTTGTATTGTTGAAGCTACCGAGGATTCTGACGTAGCAGATTTCATATTATCAAATAATTAAACTTTTTTCATAAAAACTATTGACATCATAATGAAACTATAGTATAATAGTATCATATTGAGGGAAACACCCCACCAACAGAGACAATTGGTGAATGGATAACCTGAGTCGAATAGAAGATCTTATCAATCGGAAGGCTCAAAGATATAGGTGGACAACCCGACTGGCAGCTGAAACTGTTGAGTATATCCAATCGTAACAGATATATTCGGCAGAGTAATGAGAGGGCCAGTACTGGAAAGTACGTAATTATACGGGTCAGAACGAATCAATACAGTGGGTATGAAAGCGTCTCCGTGTATGAAGAAACGCTCGATACTGAAGTCGGCCGAGAGCCGCGCACTGTGAAAGAGATAGGGTTAGGGTTTGCACCCAAACCGACACAAGACGGCAGTCTAGGATCTTTCTCCTTTCACGACAGATAGTAGGTGAGAATCCTACCTGAAGGTCTGGAGTTAACAAGTAACAGATAAGTCCGAGAGACGTACCTACGAATTTTAAGTTTTTTAGATTAGAATACTACGATTAACAATTCTACACTATTTAACGAATTACGTTAACAAAGTATTCTAATCACCAAGGTAGTTGAAACCCCTGACTAGTCATCAGGTCCTTTAGAAAGGCAGTAAGACCAATTGACGATTGTGACACTGAAGTTCAATACCTAGGCGGACCTTAACATACCTTTGATAGGCGTATATGGAAGGTCCGCCGCTTTTTATTCGGCCCGTTCGTCTAGTGGTTAGGACACATGGTTTTCATCCATGCAACAGGAGTTCGATTCTCCTACGGGCTGCCAGATTATGAAAGAGATGATACAATTAATAAGAGAAATCGTTTGGTGCTTTACAGCAATTACAATATTAGCAATGTTAATACTTTGGTATGAAGGAGCTTTTACTAAAGGTTGCTTTAATTTATTGTGGACAGCAATGGTATGAAACGGTTAGCAGAATATTTAAATATATGTAAAAAACATTGGAAAGAAATATTTGCCTTATCTTTTGTAATGCATTTCATATTTGATTGGTTTGTATTCCTAGCAGGATATCTTATAGGTAAATACTTATGAAACCAGAGACAAAGAAGATTCACAAAGAAACTTCATTTCAAATCGCAACTGGCCTAGCCATAAATTACCCCCTAAACCTCTTTTTGCTCTATATCTATATAGAACGGTTTGGTATAACCGACCCTGTCATACTGGGCACTCTGGTCACTGCTGTAATGACTATTGTAGCATATACACGTATCTTTTTAATTCGTTCCTATTTCTCTAAAAAATAATTCACTTTTTTCTCATAAAACTATTGACATTCGTTGTGAGATAGAGTATAATAATTGTATATTAAGGAAAAAGGAGTTTAAATGGAAATAAGAATATTAGGAAACCAACCGGAACCATCATTAACAATGGACGGTTACGAAATCGTTGATTTTGAGGTTAGAACAAAAGATGAGAATCTTTTTGAAAAAGGAAAGAAAATCGTCAACGATTATATCAATCAAAACCCAACTTGGGAACAATGTCAATTATTCATTGATGACCCAATGACAGTTGGTATCTATCCGCAAGATTCTGAAGGTGCGGCTTTTAACGAAATTGTTTTAAAATTAGAAAAACTTGGCTTTTATGGTAAAGCTGCTGGTTATAGAGAGGTTGCTTAATGAAATTATTTGAAAAATGGACTAAACTTGGCAATGATACTTTCGGAGATACTTTTGAACAGTGTCAGTTTATCAAAGATGGTAAAAGATACGTAGGTATGATTAAGGAGTTTGGAGAAAATCATATTAGTGTTAAGCCTATGTCGATTGATTACAAATCAGCAATCTTTATGGAAAATGTTCCTATGGTTAAACTTACAAAAGAGATGTTTGATAAAGTTAACTTAGAACTATGGGATGATGCAAGAGGTTGTGACAATTCAGCAATTGGAGTTTCTGGTTGTTATGAACCTTGGACTAATTTTATTTGGGAATAAAAAAAGAGGAACCCCGAAGGATTCCTCTCAAGTGGTTTAGTTTGACCTAAACTCTTCTTATTATAACGAGTTCTTAGAATAAGTTAGCGATTGTAACTTTTCTGTAGTACTTGTTAAGATCAGCAGTAAGTGCTCCAAGACCTTGGCTAGAAACGTCACCTTGAGCAAATGGGTTTGAAACCATTCCGTAACGTGTCTTAAATCCAATTTTTGGTTGGAAGCTGTTTTCACCAACCGCACGAACCATTTGTAATGGTACGTATGGGCAGTAGAATAAACCTGCATCAAATGCAGATGAACCCTTGTAACCAACTACTAAGTAGTTAGCACCTGCGAATGGGTCAACATATACTCTGAATCTACCGTTAAGAACACCAGCAAAAGTATTACCTGTGTCATCAACTTCTAGAGAGTTAGAGTTTAGAGCAGGAGTGTAATCCAACACACCAGCCATTTGTAAAGCAGAGGCTACGTCAGAAGAACAAATAACAACGTTACCTTTTCCTCTTCTTGTTCCTTTAGCAATTGCATTAGCTTCTTGCTCGATTTGGAACATTAAACCTTTGAACTTCTCAACAGACCATCTTCCGTTTGCATCAACGTCTAAGTCGAATGTACCCGGAGTAGCAGCGCCAGCAGCACCAACAACAGCAACGTCATAAATTGTTCTAATAACTTCACGGTTGATTTCTGTTAAGATTTCAGTTTGAAGAATATTAGCTAATTCAGTTTCTGCGTCTAGGCCGTGAACAGCTTTAAGATCTTGAGCAAGCTCAGTTGTGTATTCTGCTTTTAAAGCACGAGTCTTAGCAGCAACAGTTACTTTCTCGATAGAGAATGCCATTTCTGCATAGTTAGTACCAGCACCGTCGCCTAAGGCTTCAGCAGCAGCTGTAGTCATACCTGTACCAGTAGTGACAGCAGCACCAGGTAAACTATTAGCGTGAGTACCTGTACCAGAGAAGTCTGTATCAGCTTCGTTGTACATTGCTTCTGCACCACCTTGTGAACCATATCTTGCGCGCATTGCGAAGATTAATCCTGTAGGACCAGTCATAGGCTGAACACCACAGATATCGTATGCGATCATGTTAGGAACAGCACGTCTTACCAATGAGATAAGAATTGGGTCATAACCTGCACCAGGACCTGCAGCAGCAGAACCACCTGTAAATCCACCGGTTGCGCCGACGTCATTAGTAGGTGCTTCAGAAAGCAAGCTAGTCATGTTAGCAGATAAGTCACCAGTTTCAGCTAGTGCTCTTTCTGTGTTCTCAAGAATAGTAGCTGTAACTGCTTTTCTATGAGAATCGTTAATTGGTGAAAAAGATTCGTGCGCTAAAATTGGCTCCCACTTTTCCACTAGTCTTGTATAGTTATCCATTTTGGATCTCCTTTATTTAATTTAAATTTAATTAAAAAACCAAATTCAATTATTCTTTACTTCTTAGTGTTGAAAGCTTCAACTAGAGCATTAATAGAAGTGTAATCAGAAGCTGGTTTAGTTACTTCCTGTTCTTCTAGAATAATTTCGTCATTTTCTTCTTGAACATCCTTATTTTCTACAATAGGTTTGTCGCTGAAGAAAGACTCCTTAATTACTTGAAGATTTTCTGCATAAGCTTCTAAATCTTCAATATCAAGCTTTTCAGACAATACTTTCAATCTCTCTACCTGGTTCTCAGATAAACCTTCTGAAAGTTCGTCAAATTTTTGTTCTGCTTTGAAAGTTTGAATTTCTTTCTGTAATTCAATGTTCTCATTTACGAGGTCATTTGCTTTTCCTTCCAATTCAGAAACAGTTGTTTCTAAGTTAGACACAACGTCAACTGATTCTTCAGAAACAGTAACATTATGTTCTACGAATAAGTTCTTAAGACCTGACATTAATGATTCCGCCATCTCAACCTTAATTCCAGATTCGATTGCGATTTCATTCTCAGACATCCACTCAGATACAACGTAATCTAAATACTTATCAACATTCTCAGAAATGGTATCTAATTTCTCAGTTACTGCTTCTTCTAATGCTTCGTCTAAAGACTTAGTTAATTCTTCACGAATTGTCTCAGTTCTTTTATTTACTTCTTCGTTTAATGCGGCTTCAAATACAAGACTAATCTTGCCTTTGAATTCTTCGGATAAATCTTCGCCTTCAATGATTGACTCAATTGAAGATTCTACAACTACTTCCTCTACGGTTTCAACTTCAGCGTCAACTTCAGTTTCTTCAGCAGTAGGTACAGGCTTGCCTGCATCTGTTTGGCCAGGAACTACTTTCTTACCGTCAGCTGCTCCTTTTGGCTCGTCAGTTGTTGTCTTCTTCAGCTTGTCCTTTTTACCTTCTCCACCTTCAGGTGTTACAGCATCAGGGACCATTGAGACTCCATCATCAGCAACGAATTTTTCTTCTACGTTTGCCATTATTTTTCTCCTTTAAATTTGTTTTTAAAATTTACAAATATCTTTATAATAAACTTGACTGTTTTTATTTATAAAAAGTTAATTTCTCAAAGTACGGATAAATGTTTCAAACATTCTTGTTGCCGTTGCTTCGTCAATAGTTTTTACTACTCTGTTAACCTTTTTCTCAACTTCTTCTTGGATATCCTGAATAACTTCAGTAGCTCTCCAATTCCCAGAAGCGATATCGTAGTAATATTCAACGTTCTCCATGATACCATTTACGAACGCGTTTGGTGCTGAAGGGTCAGTAACAATATCTACAGTAGAAAGGTGGAAATCCTTCTGCACTTCCATAACTCCATTTCTACCTGCCTTGACCGAACCAAGACCTCGAGTCGAAACTCCAATCTTTACTCCTTCGTCTAATAGGCTTTTAACGATTTCCCCCATCGGTGTTGATAAGATTTTAGCTTTACCATAAAAATCGTTGCCATCTCGTCTCATGTCAGTAATTAGATGTGAAACGCGATCCCCGTTGATTTGTGGACCATCAGGGTGACCTAGTTCTCCAAGAGCACGTTTAGTTTCAATAAACTCTTTATTATAGCGATCCATTTCGCTTTCTAAAGTTGCACTTGGATAAATTCTTCCATTGCGATTTTTAATATCGCCTTGCATAAAAATTCCTTCGATAAAGTAATTCTTTTTGCCGTCTTCTTTAGCTTCAGTAATTACCTCTACGGAATCTTCTCTATATTCTGTAATTAAATTCATTGTAGATTCTCCTTCGCAAATGTAAGGATTTCGTTATAACCTGCTTCGTCAGCGATTAGAACGTTATACATTTCGGTTGTATTAGTTTCATTTAATTCATCAAACATATTATTTAAAATGTTAGCATCTTCTTCTGATACTTCAATTACTTCGTCATTTTGTAATTGAAACTCACCAGCTTCAATTGATTCATAAGCTGCTGTATACATCTTTGCTGCTGATAAAGGTTTACCGTTAACCATTTGGTCACCTTTACTATAAGCATACAATGATTTAACATTAGAAAATACTTCTGCTAATTTATTTTGCCACCATTCTTCAGGATCTTGTCCTTCCATTTTTAGATATTCTTGGATTTCTTCAGTGGCATAACAAATGAAATGTAGTTGTTTCATCATCATAGGAATTTCTTGTTGGGGACTTTCAAGCAATTCTTCCTCTGTTGATACTTTTGCTAACATTTCTTTAAATGTCATTGATAATGTTTTACCATTACTATCTTTAATGGTGACTGATGTTGGACCTGTTTTAGGTTTACCATCACCTTTTAAAACTTTTTTCTTTTGTACTTCAGGTTCGATAGTTTTAGCAGAATCTGTTTCTGATTCTTTAGTTTCTGCCTTTTTAACAGGTTTCTTTTCAGCATTTAGCTTATCACCTGAACAACCACCTTCCTCAATACCTTTAATCTCATTGCCACAGCAAGAACATTCTTTACCGATTTCTTCAACCTTATGTTCTCCACCACAGTGTTCACAAGATTCGTCGCAACCGCAAGAAGCCTTTAATTCTTCTTCCATTGATTCTTCGTCATCTCTCTTTTCGTCTTTCTTTTTATTGACTCCAAGAATTTCTGTAATAGATTTTTGTTCAGCAACTTGCTTACCTGCACCTGCGCGTTGTGGCAAAGTTTGAGCAGATTTAGTTTTATAAGCTAAGTCGTAACTCGTATCGCCTTCTTGGTCAGCAGGTCGCTTACCATCCTTACCTACTCTTCCAGGAATCTCACCAGTAAAAACGTGGTCAGGAGCAACAGGGTGTTTAATCACCTCAATTGTATGTTGGTCCTTAAAGCGTCTTTCTTCAGGTGCTTTTGGTTGAGCAATTTCTGAGACGAGATCTTTAAAATTTTTCATATTTAGTCCCTAGTTTTATTTACACTATACTTTTATTTATATTATTAATATGCATCATCTTCTGCATGTCCACCTTGAGCCTTTTCATCTGCAATTTCATCTTCCATTCTTTGCGCATCTTCTTCAGACATTTGCAGAATATTTTGAGTAATCCACTGATGAGAGAAATACTTTCCTGTGTAATCGGATATATCCCTTAAAGTATTCAATCTTTCTCTCAGAATCTCAGCTTCCTTTAATTCCTCAAAATAATTATCTTTAACAAAATCATAACGTATATCATTACGGATTTCGTTAAATTCCTCAGGTGTTAAAATTCCTTTTAGAATTAATTGTTTCTCTAATACCATATTGAATATCCATGAGAAACGTGCACGAATTCTTCTAATAAATTTACCAAACTTCAGTTCATCTCGAGTAATCTCTGATGTTCTACCGAAGGTTGCCATTGCCTCTGGTTCTAAACGCGATAAGGGTACTTTCAACGCTTTATATAATTTACGTTGAAAATACTCTAAGTTTTCGTTACCACTCAACCCTGGTGCATTACCTCCTGCGAGGGTATCAACTTCAGTTGACCTTTCTCCACCACGACGAGGGAACCAAAAGTCCTCAGTCATTGTTAGCATCTTACGAGAATCAGTAATCTGTCCTGATTCTGAATTGTACTGTAACTTGTTCTTATGTCGAGCCATCATATCTCTAAGATATTGCTCTGCCTTATTCTTTGGCAAGTTACCTACATCAATATAAAAAATTCTTCTTTCTGGTGCTCTTGTTAACGTGTATATTACAACAGCATCTTCCAACATTCTCAGCTGATTTAAAGCTTTACCTGCTGGATGTAAATGAGATAATACTAAACTATTATTCTCATTCATCAATCCTGAAGTTACTCTTGCTATAGAGTCCTTCGCAATCTTTACACCTGTTGTACTTGAAGTACCACCGGCTCCTGTACCCGCATTCTGAAACCCATTTTCAGAATACATATAATACTCATTTTTAACTTTCTTAACAGGTATTCCTGAATGCTTATCTTTACTCTTCTTGTCTACTTCTCGTATCAATTTTAGTTTACGAGGGTCAACATATCTTAATTCTAAAACACCTTTCTTTACATCCTCAGGGTCAATAATAATATGATAATTTAATCTTCCGTCAACGTAGAACTTGAAAAACATATCATATGCATTGTTTGTAAAATCAAATAATGCAAGTATATTGTCAAATTCTTTAACAACCGACTTCTTTACTTTATCTGATAAAACTGTTTCTCCTAAAGAGATTTCAACAACTCTATCATTTGTATCAACACTAATTGCCTCATTCACAATGTCATCAATTGCCTGAGAAACCTCAGGCTGCATTGACATGTGACGATATCTTGTAATTAACTCAGATTCCGTTTTAGCGGAACCTTCCATATCAAGTATCGTATTATAAAAACCACCTAGAGCATTACCAACCGTAATCGCTCCATCATCATTAGAGGGTTCGGCAAAAGAAACCGGTAAAGTGGTCTCCTCCTCTGCCCTCTTTATATCAAAGCCAAAAATTTTCAAAATATCACCTATTATTTAATTATGTAGTTGGAATACCAGTATTTCCTTCGACTGTCCATAAGTCATAGTCGAAGCCTACTGTAAATTCCTGAATACCTGCTGCGGTATCCCATCCCATTGCCATTGAGCTAACGGATGTTGGGAATAATCCCTCAAATTTATATGTTCTAAGAGGATCTCCATTTTTACTGAAATGCGTAATTAATGCATCAGTTTTATAATCCTGGGGTAAACCAGAAATATTTCCTTGGTGTGAATTAATAGAATTCATCCACGCTTCCATAGAATTGCGAATTTGATAATCCTCATCATTAATAACTGTCACTTCCCAAGTAGCGAATGTTCTATCACCTGCATATGCAATCTGTCTTCCGAAATAATTCACTTTGTAAGAAGCGATATCGGAAGCAGGAATGTTTGCACCTTTAACCATGAATGGAATTTTGAAATCAGCCACCGGGTCAACAGGGTTTAGAATTTGCACTTGGAAAAGATTAGCTCGAGCACCACCGCCAGTTAACTGGGATTTGAACTCATTAATATTAAACGCCATTCTTATTCTCCTTTATTTAATAATTATTTATTATGTTAGTGACCCAACGATTTCATCAAACTCTACACCGCTTCTTGTTGCCACGAAAGTTAATTCGATAACATTAATTGAACGTGCAGGTTTAATAAAGATATTAGCTCTGAACTTACCTTGGTCAATAACCGCAGGTGTATTAACAGTTGTATCAGAAACTACTCTAAAATCAACAATTCCTCTTTTACCTTGAATGTCTCTTAAGAATGGTTCAACGATTCCTTTGAATTGTGATTGAGTAAACTCATCGTTCAATTCAAATAAGAATCCTTCGGCTGCATTGGCAATTGCCTTTTCAACCGCTATAAACAATCTTCTAACATTAATACTATCAAATGCAGAGTTAGCACCTAATCCTGTTTTATCACCGAATAGAACAATTCCTCGTCCTACCTGAGCCATAACTGGATTAATATTTGAACTATACAATTGGTCTCTTTGAGCTTTGTTAGGATTGAAAGCAAGCTTAACAACATTCTTAATTACACCCTTACGGAAACCGGCAGGAGATTCAAAAGGTTCAACTCTTGAAGCAAGACCTGCGATATCACCGTTAAGTGGAGTATATCTATATACATCGTTATATCTATCGTATCTATACTTGTAACCAGAATCCATTACATAGTAAGAAGAAGCTGGGAGGCTGTTCTTAAATGCAATAATGTTTGCTAATTTAGTTTCTGATTTTGATTCATCAACAACGTCTGCTTTAGAAGGGGAAACAAATGCAACTGCATCTTTTCTGTAATCAGCAATATTTGAAATCAAGTATGTAGCAAGATTACCTGCATCGTCTGATTTACCACCTAATACGAATGATATATCAATTTCGTTTGAAGATTTGAATAAATCATAAGCAGATGCTAAGTCAGAAAGTGTTGCTGTAGATTCTGTTCTACCGTCTGTACCAACGTTTGCGCTGTTAGCAGCTAAGTCGCCGGTTAGACCACCTACGTTAGTACCTAATGATTCATATTGCGCTGTTTGAGCTTCAAAATGAGTTGTATTAGCAACCTTAACCCAAGCTGAATCTTGTGCAATAACTTCTTTATAGTAATTAGTACGACCATCAGCAAGTTTTGCTGTTGAAGTTGTTGATACATTAGAATATATTTCTAATAATGTTCCAGCATCCCCACTAATTAAACCATCTTCGTCAATAACTGCGATATGATAATTACCTGTACTTGGAGCACTTACGAATGATTTTGCGTATGCCCACTTTCTACTGATTTTTAACTTAAATAAAGATGTTTCAGCTAATCTGTAAGGACTTGCTAAAGTTATGTCATAAGCATGCGAAGTAATTAATGCAGTGTTTGCAGTTTCTTGACCATCAGCAGCTCTTGTAGTTTCAGTAATACTGTCAAGTACAATTTCTTGATAGCCAACTGAATCATTACCAATAACAAGTATATCACCTGCTACAACTGGTTCAGTATTTGCTAAATCAATTTTGTTTGATGGAATTACCTCAAATGAAATCGAGTTACTGTTAAATGTAATTGTTTGCGCGGTTGCTATAACCTCAGAGTTTGCACCTGTGATTCGTGTAGTTGGAATTTCTGTTGCAGCAATTAAATCTGTTGAAAAGTTTGTATCTTTAACATATGCAACTTCTAATGAATTACCCAAGGATCCTGGATATAATGCATCAAATGCACCAGATGTTGTGACGTTAATGTCACCATTTGCATGGTAAGAAACAGAACTTGATTTAGCAGGAACTGCTCCATTGTCTGCACGGGCAACCCATAATGCGTTTGCGTATGAAAGATAGTCTGCAGCTACAAAGAATGTTTCATAGTTATCGCCATTGGGTTCACCAAAACGTTGTACTAATTCATTCTCTGAAGAAACAAGAATTGCTTCACCTACAGGACCCCATCTAAACACACCAGCCATTGCTGCAGGTGGTGTTGCGATGGCAGGAACCGATGCTGATGCGTCCACCTCTCGAACAATTACGGAAGGACTTACGGAAAAAGCCATATTATTCTCCTTTAATATTATCTATTTTTAAATCTATTTACTATTTTATAGTTATCACAGTTTTATTTATAATAATTGAAATTTATATCTCAAATGTTCTTTCTGGTCTATATTCAATCCATCCCTGCTCGTCTGGTGTAGGATCTCCTGTATCTATAAACCCGAAAGGTAATAATTCTTCATCAAGCTGTTGTTCTGTTTTTTCTTTCAACGCTGCTAAGGTATTAATATCTGTAAGTTCTCTAAAGAACCGTTGGTCAGATAACCATGCAAACAGTACTAAGGTCATTACGAGATCATCGTTCCAACCAGATTCAGCTTCATAAGAATTACCTTTTTTACTAAAACGTGATAACTCCTGTATTGTGTTATAATCCTGTATTATTAACTGATTTTGTTCAATTAATAGTTTCAATATAGAACAACCTTTTGATTTTACACTTCTTGTTGTTCGTATTCCATGATCTGCTCTCTTCCCTCCAAAATTTGATACTTGCTTCCCGGCTCTCCCGTGGTTTTCAGTAAAGAGAAGATTTTCATAGCCGTAATCCATAAAGAGTATATCTGCAACTTGTTCACCAATATCGTTAATTTCAATTAAAACTGCACTCTCATTGTACATCAGCCCTATTCTATATATAACAGAAGCAAAGTCTACTGGACTTATGGTATTATCCTTAAAGACACATACTTGCTTGTATGGCATTTCTGTTGTATCAATTATAGTGAACGCCGAATAATCAAGACCTTTACCTCTTGATACATCAACTATCATAACATACGAACGTTCTGGGATTACTGCTTCATATTGAGCAATACCTTCACTTTCAGTAATTGGTTTGGATGGTGCAAGTTCTTTTAGTTTGGCACCACTAATAAGAGTACCTGAACTACCTAAGAACTGACAACAATATTCCTGCTCAAATTTTTCTTGGTCAAAATCTAAAGCTTCGAGAGTTTCATCTCTCCAATTTTCATCTCTGCCAGGAACATCATACCACATTACTTCAACAAACTCATATCCATTTGTTCCTTCTTTAGCACCTTTACAAGTTTTCCAAAAATGGTTTAATCCATTAGGTGTTGAAGTCATTAATAATTTTGTACTTTTACCTGATGAAATTGTTGGATATACAGAAGCAAAGAATTCATCGAAGCCTTCAATAAACGCAACCTCATCAAGATATAGGAATGAAATAGATTTACCACGAATTGCTGAACTTGTTGTTGTTCCTGCATAAATCTTACAACCGTTCTCTAATGTTATGTTACCTTTATTCCATTCTTCAATACCTTGCTGCATCCACTTAGGTAATGCTTCATAAGCAAGCTGTACTCTTCCTAATACCTCTCTTGCCGCGTCTCCCTTGTTTGCCAATATAGCAACAGTCTTGAATTCATTAAACAAGATGTAGTGTAATATAACTGCTACTGCTGTTGTAGTCTTTCCTGCCTGTCTTGATGTTAATACAGCAACACGTCTTGAATCTGTAATCTTTCTTGTAATATCTTTTTGGTAATCATACATCTCCATTGGAATCAATCCGTGGTCAACGTGTACAATTTTGATATAATTCTCGGCAAAGTAAACTGGATCTTCAGCACACTTCATATACTCTTTAAGCATTTCAGGAGTAAATTCTATTTGCTCTCCAATCTTTTTAAGATATGAATTGCCTAGATAACCTCTATCCATTCGTGTTATCACCCTTTATCATTTTTAATAAATCTGCGGTCGAAACAATTAAATTATTATTCGTAACTTGAGTGGATGGAGATTCTTCTTCTTTGGCATATCTTTTCTTTGTTGACATTTCAACATAATCTTTGTTTGCATCAAGTAATGTTTTCATTAATGTAGATACAACTTCAAATGCTCGAGGTGATTCTGATTGTTTCGCAATCTCTGTCATTTCTTTAACAGCATCATCACCAAGATTAATAATATTCTCGATGTTAGCTTTTGCTAATTCAATATCTTTTAAATTTTCTTCTGCTTCTTTACTTATAACTGCAGGTGGTTGAACTACACTTTCTTGCGGCAAATTCTTCACAGAATCTACACTTTCTACAAGTTCAGCTTCTTCATTAGTTGAAAAAGAATTCATTGGAATGTCAGGCAGTTTCTCTGGATTTAATCTATCCAAAGCTTCTTGCTTTTCATCTTCAGCTTCTTGTAAAGATCTCATATTCAATGCCTGCGCTATTTTATCATCTTTATCTTTCATAGTATTATTTATCCCTCGGCGGTCATCTTCCAATCACCGTCCTTATTTGTCCAAGCACAATTCTTTCGTAATCCTGATGTACTAAATCTATGATCTCTTTTATTGAAAAATAGTTCAACATCTCGTTTACGACAAATATCTTTTCCTGTAAATTCTTTATCTCTATATTCTTCACCTAAGATACGAACATGAATTGTATATAATTCTAATATATCTTCAAGATCTCTTTCGGTTGAATAAGGAATGATTTCGTCAACATAGCTTACTGCTTTTAATTGAGTATATCTTTCAACGATACTTTGAATAGGAGGGTTCTTTTCTTTTGGTCGGTCGGCTGCAGGGTTCATTTGTAATCCTACAATTAAATAATCACATTGCTCTTTTGCATCTCTTAGCATCTGAACATGTCCTGCATGAAGTAAGTCAAAGCTACTACAAGTAAATCCAATTTTCATAATATTATTCCTTCTTAACTAGGTTCTGTATCAGATATCGTTCCGATATATTCCCAGTCGTCGTCAAATTCAATTAAGCTATAATCAACGGTTTGTGTAATGTCATCAGTTGGCGAATTATTTGCCAACATTCCAGGTTGTCCTGTTTGGAATTCTTCAAATGGAGAATTCGCTGTTATATCAGTTGCATAACGAACATCAACGAATCTGATTGTTCCTTTATCTCTTTCAGGACCAAAGAACCAACCTTTCATTGTAAAGTTTAGTGTATATAGTATACTTCTTCTTTGCGTAAATTCTGCTTCGTAAACATCTTCTGATGTAACATCACTTAATATAAGTGGTATATCCATCGGTTCTAATCCATCAATTAAATTCACAGTGCTTGTAAATTCTGGATTAAAGAACGGTAAAATCTGTTCTAATATTTTAACAGCATCTTCGTTATATTTTGCCATTATGTATAAACTGAATCCCATATTATATGGAGTCCCAGAATATACAAATCTTCTATTGCCGTTGTCTTCGTCAACAGCAGTCTTTCTTAATTTTCTTGTCGGCGCAACTTTTCTTTCAGTGTCGTATGTAAAACTTGTTAACTCAAAAGCCATACGAGGTAATGTCATAGCATAAGGTTGTCCTGCGATTGGATTACCGTTTGCATCAAAACTTGCACCACCTAATATAGCAGGATCTTGGTCAAGTCTTGCTAAAATCTTTTGATATGGCCCATAAGAGATAGGTACAATCTGTCTCTGATTTAAATTACCATCAGTGCTTGTTCTACGAACTTCTAATTGATTAAAGTATGTACCAAATAAGGCAACATATTTACGAATCGTCGAATTGTAAAAGTAATTTGCTATTGCCATTATGAGTCACTTATTTGTATGTTTTCGCTAAAAGGATCCACTTCAGAGAAGTCAATAATTCCATCAGCTTCTAATTCAAAGTTTAGATTTCCTGCATTATCATCAGTTTGTGCAAGAGCGGTTAATGTTGCGTTATTTGCATCAACAATTATGTCTGTATTATAATCAGCAAAGTAATTGTCAATTTCTGTTCGTCCTGTGTTAAACCTTTGATTGCTGTATTCTATCAATTCACATGTCATATCAAATACTTGTGTCTTACCTGTTTGATAAAATACACTTTCATGTTCAACAAACTTAATTTCAAAAATCTTTTCGTTGAGTGGAAAATAAATTAAATCGCCTTCTCTCGGACGAAGCAATTCAACAACTTCTCGAGTCACATGTCTTTCAAAAGTTCTATTAGCAACTGTAAGAGTTAGTTGGTCTCTTATTTGTAAACCAAACTTGGATAAGAAATCACCTTCTCCTTCAAATCCTTCGTTATTTTTAACGTAAACCTCGAACTCAAAAGTTTCGTTATATTCAGGAAAATCGTCTTCATTAAATATTACATCACGACCTTTAAACGCTCTGCTAATATAAATGACATCAACACCATACTGCCTGATAGATTCAATAACTAAATCATCAATCAGTTCTTGCTCTGAAAGTCTAGAGTAATTGTTGAAAAATACGTTCGTTGCCATTACTTATCCAATATAATTGTAACTGAGAGGTTGTAAATTATTCACTGCTTCTTCTTCCATTAATCTCCTCTCTTCCCTTGCATCGGAAAGTATTTGTTCTCCATTGAATGTTACACCGCCTACAAGTTGCATACCTGTAAACTTAGTTAGGTTTGCACCCCATTGTTCTTTAACTAATGCAGTTGCATAATTTTGTAACCAACGATCTCCCCAAACATCGGAATATGTAGCTGGGTCAATTACATCGTAAGCTTCAATAATAATATATTCTCCAACTACAAGTAATCCTGGGTCAGTGTCAAGGAATAATTTATTTACATGTTTATTATAACGAATCATTGGTTTACCTACAAGCATTTCTTGTAAGAACTCTAAATGAGACATGGACATATAATAGTTTGTGATATTATATCCAGTGATGTCTTCAAGATTGTTTAAAACAAATTGGTACTGAACATTAAAGATACCTGAACCAGTTGAAATACTTGACTGCATATTAAAGATTCCAGAAATACCAAGTATCCCTGTAGGCAAATCTATATAACCGTTGTCTTTATTCTCTTGAGTAATTTGATGTTTCATATAAACAAGCTGACTTCCATTATAATGATAATCTCTCCAATAATCTACAGCTTCATCAACACGGTCGTCTATCTGTTCATCTGACACATTAATATCAATAACAGGAGCTCCGAGCTTACGAAGTACCCAGTCCTTGAATTGTTGTCTTGTTGTTGGTTGTGCCATTTTAATTTACTCTTTATTTTTATTATTTATTAGAAGATATTAGAAGGTAGCATCAGCTCTTGCGGCTACATCTAACTTTGCTTCAAATACTTTTGTGTCATCCTTTCCTGATAATCTTACCCAGCATTCAAAAACGTGTCTTTTCTGTAATCTTGAAGTACTATTACCAGATGCTGTTGCTTCATATCTAATTCTTGCTCTAAGTCCTACACCATCGGTTGGAACATCAATTCCTGACTGTCCACCAATATTATGTACACTAAACCAATCACCTGATGTATAACTACCTATAGTCGCAGGAGATCCTGTACCTTGAAAATGATACCTACTTAAAGTAAATGTTTCGGTAGTGCTACCCATATCTTGAACATTTGTTACTGAATGAACCCATCTTATTGAGTCAATTGGGCCGGGATAAGATTGTCCTGATACTGCCGAATCATTTGCGTAATGAACACGAGAACCTCCTAACATATCAGTTCTAGTACCTCCTGTTGTAAAATAATCAAAGTCTTCATCTTCATAAAAAGAACCAGATCCCGAAGCACCTGAACCAGCATCACTTGTTCTTACTACAAAGCCTCCAAAGACAGTATCATAAAAAAAGTCAAAAACCAAGTCAGCATCAGAATACGAAGCATCACCGTCTATTCCAAGAGAAAATATAACAACTTCAACTGTATCGTTTGGATTTTCTCTGTCGTATATATTTTCTCCAGAAGTTGGGTACTCATTTCCTCCAACTCCGCCGGTGCCTGCGGCTGTTTTTCCGCCTGCGATTACATTAAGTGTATGTGGTAATGCCATTTTTTATCCTCTTATGCTGTCCCGTTCATATCCCATTCGTAATAACCAGTAGCAAGTATATTTGAACCGATTGAGTCGGATGCAATTTCTATTTTCATAACTCCAGTTGTCGAGCCGAAGTTGTTACTTGGACCGGCAATAAAATATCTAAAATAATGACTAGATGATAATGCATTCCAAGTGTTAATTGATGAACTATAAGTTGAACTTAAAGATATTCCAGAATGACTCGTGGCTCTTATATAATACGTTTGTGAAGGTACAATGTTATTCCATAGTGAAGTACTAAAAGTCCAAAGACCAGTATTTGAACCTTGCGCAACACCTGTAGTATATTTTTGAACATCTCCTCCACTTGTAAATCTCATTCCACATATGAGGTCACTAGCTGAACCAAATCCTGATGTAGTGCTATCAGGAGATCCTGAAGTTCCATGTAATCCAATAGATTCTGTTGGAGCAGACGCAGTATAACCTACTGCAGATGCTCGAATATCATTAGAAGCAACATATGTAAAAGTAATTTGCCAATGCTGATATCCGCTCCAAGTTGGTTCAGACCCACCTTCCCAATTTATGTTTGAAGAAAATGTTGGAGCATATTTGTTTGATGATGTATCTAAAAGTAAAGTACATGTTCTACCTACCCCTCCACCTGATTCTGTAAATGATTGTGCTGCTGACATTGTACATGTCATAAGAGGAGTTGTAAAGTTAATGTTACTAGATGTTACTGTAGCTTGTCCATGAAAACTTCCATACAATCCTGAACACCCAGTAACGTTTGCTAATTGTTGACCATCACTAATTATTTCTGTATTATTTACTTTAATCGCCATCTGTTATTCCTATACTATTTCTTGCAGCAGTTAACTCCGCAGCGTCTAATTCTGTATTTGCGTGATATCTTCTAGGAACCCATGCCGACACAATTTCCCCTTCAGAATCTTTGGTAATAATATTATAAACAATAGTATCACCATCAATAATATCTTTATGTGGTTGAGAATATGTTCCTCGTATTTCCTTTCCCATTATGGTGACCCCGTGCTTTCTGCTGATGTAAAGTTTTGTATTCTTACTTCTTTAAGTAACGTATCTGTTGAACTAGCATCCCTACCATATATGCTTAATGTACCAATTGTCACATATGCATGAGTCTCCTCATCATAAGCAGTTGGCCCTGGATGATTTATAGTAAGCGTAATGCCAGTACTCATATCACCTGATGTAGTTTTCCAACCAGAATCAGTAGTACCTACACCAGCCGCACCACCGTTAAAAGTTCTTAAAGCTAATGCTTCTCCGGCTGCATTCGATGCGGTAACGCAATTCCAAACTGCTCTGATTCCCGTTACATTATTTGTAGCAGTAAATTTATACATTACTGTCGCAGGCGGTGTATATGTTAAACGATAAATTGCACTACCAGCTCCAACACCTTGAATTTGTCCTGATGTCGATACTTGAGTACCTCTAGTATATGAATATCCATCAGAGGCGACATAAGGATTGCTAGGGTATATAATAGTATTGTATTTTGTAACTCCACCTCTTCTAAGTGTATATGTTACAAAATATACTCCTTCACCATCCGGTGCATCCCAACTTTCTAACCATTCAGTAACTCCAGATGAGTAATCGTTTGATACTGTGTCAGTATTATCTAACCAAGAAGTTTCTGAGCCGCTCGTCCAACCTGGCGGGTAAGCGGTGCAAGCTGCAAAAGTATTGCCAGCAAGATTGCCAGTCATATCTGTGCCTTCATCTGATGCAGTGAGTGTTATAGCTTTAGTTCCACTTAAATATACTTTATATTCTACATGAGAATCACAAGTTACAGACTGTGTTGCATAATTAGAAGCAAGACCGCCTGAAGTAAGTCCGTTTAAATTACTACCACCACCATCATCAGGACTACGAACTATTTCAGTCGTTGTAGTTCCTGCTAACGAAGATAAAGATCCAACACCTGCATAACCAGTTGCGATTACTCTTATTGTTGCATTATCCCAAGCAGTAAGACCAATTTGCCAATATCTTGTTCCTGACCAAGAAGGTTCAGTATCATTAGGCCATTTAAATGCTGAAGAAAAGCTTGGAGTATAACCAGCAGATCCTGTGTCTAAAAGAAGTACTGATGTTCTTCCTGTTGCCAAGTTACTTGCTGTAAAAGATGTATTTTGAGATAAAGCAACTGTCATAACAGGTTTATCCATATCTACAACAGTGGTTATAGTTTCAGCTAAAGGATGAAATGAATCGTAAACACCAGCTGCACTCGCAATGTTTGTTAATTCTCTTGCATCTGTTATTACTGTTGTTGTGCCTGTTTTAATTGCCATTGATTATAACTCCTTTATACTCTTGAGTTTCCAAATTGTGCTCTACAGTAAATCCCTAAAGCTCCTGGACCTTGAATACCAGAAAGGTCAATGTCACAAGTTGAATAAAGAGTTCCTTGGTCGCATACAATTTTTATTCTGAAATCTGGATCTGACCCAGATGCAAGGTTTGCTGTCGTAGCTGTTGTTGGATAAGTAACATTAGCCGATGCAACCCACCAAAATCTTATAAATGATCCATCACCATTCGATGGGTAATATGTGGCAGGGTTATATCCATCGTTAGTTGGAAGTGGGCCATTAGAATAGCCTGATGTGTTACCGGAGACATTTTGAGAATCTACATTATATTGATATTGCACTGAAGTAATGTTAGTTAAACCACTATAAGTAACGTAAGTATAATCTGTAGAACTTGCCGCTGATGAAGTTCCATTCCACCATCCAACTTTAATTCTATTATTTGATGGCTCGTGCTGAAAAGATACTGACACCCACGCTTCGGCAAAACCATTAGCAACAACTACAGTTTCGCTTGGTACAAAGGATGGGTGCTCTGAAAATGTGCTAGGTAAACCTGATGCTGCTCCTGGTGCATCAAAGCCTAGAGCAGTTGCTCTTACATTAGAAGAATTCCAACACATAAAGGAAATGTTCCAATATCTGTGATCGGTCCATGTAGGTTCTCCTCCAGGAAATTCTACAAGAGAATCAAAAGATGGAGTGTAAGGTGTTGCAGAGGTGTCTAATATTAAAATACAATTACGACCAAATGATTTGTTTGTAGCAGTAAGAGCAACATTACTTGCCATCACAAGCTTCTGATGTGGTAATAATAAATTGATATTTAAAGTTGATGCTGAGGTTAATACGGTTTCGGCTGGATGCCAATTATTGTAGGTACCATCTGCACCTTCTAAATTTTCAAGACCAAAACTGTTATTAATGACGGATACACCGCCTACTTTGATTGCCATCTTCGTCTCCAGACTATTAGCAGTTATTCTAAATTATAGTTTTATTTATACATTAGTCTCTGCGTTCGATGTCGTCTTCCGATAAAATATCTCCAAGCCATACTTCAATTACTTTCGCAGGTTCCGTTCCTACGTTTGTTGCTTTATGCCAACAGCCTTTTGGAATGTCAATACTTTGTCCTGGCCAATATACTTTGGCTTCAGTCCTTCTCATACCATAATCTAATTCCATAAGTATTGCACCACTTACAACATGCCAATGTTCTGACCTATGCTCGTGTTTTTGGTCACTTAAAGATTTACCTGGGTCAAAAGATAGTTCTTTAACTTGCCATCTTCCGTTTGTATCTAAAACAGTATACGAACCCCAATTACGATTTACTGTAGGCTGAGACCATTCTTTTAATATCCAACTTGATGAATTCTTTTTATTTTCTCCACCAATCCCAAATTGAAATTCAACTCCTTCAACTGCCATCTCAGGTATGTTGTCTGATGTTCTATCACCACCATTTACAAATACAATAGTATCGTTAGGGTATAGTGCCTTTACGAGTTCTAGACAGTGTATGGCGCTTCCATCTTTATCGTCAAATGATAAGACTTCATCAACACAACTTAGTGCTTTAACAATTGCTGCTCGTTCTTCAAAAGGCATAAAATATCTACCTTTCTTTCTTTTTAACCAAGCATCAGAGTTAACTCCTACAACAAGTTGAGTGCCATTTAAACTTGCTTCCTTTAAATATTCAATGTGTCCTGAATGTATTGGGTCAAATCCACCTGTGGCAACTACAGTTATCATTCTAATGGCTCCATAAAATAATCCCATATAAAATTAACATCTTTTTCTGTTTTCATTTCTTTAGGAAAATCTACAACATCGGGGTGTATATACCAATCTTCATAAGGATGTCCTGGAGCAAAAGCAACATTAGGAACTACTAATTCATATCCTTGTTCTTTTAATAATTTTCTTGCTGTATCTCTTCTTTCATTACCTAAACGATATGAATCGTGCTCAAAGGTTATAACTCCAAACTTAAATCTATTAAATGGTATTTTCTGTAATATATCAATTGATGCTTCATCACAATCCACTTGTAAATAATCAATGATAGGATCCATGCAATGAGCATTTAACATATTTTCAAAAGGAATAGCGGTTGCATCTGAACATATGACAGTATTATTTCTCATCTCTTTAAACTTATAACATAAAGCTTCAGAATTGTCAATAGAAATACCTTTCCAATTAAATTCAGTTTCAAGTAATGCAGTATTATTATGAACAAAGGGATCACCTGAACCAATTTCTAAATAAGAACCGTTTCTTTTACCGTTAAAAGCAGATAGAACAAATATATCTTGAAAATGTTTTGAGTGATTTCTAATAATTCTTTCTAAATTTGGAAATATGAACTTAATTCTTTCAAAGTCTTCTATGGTGTATGGAATAACATCAGGATACCAAATATTATTTACGATCCTCTCAACTCTTTCACTCAAAGATGGTTTCAATTTATGTCTGTATTTTAAACTGAAGAATAATTGCTTGGCATTTTGTTGCCCTGAAATATACCAGTTTGCTAATGCTTGATAATATAATAAGTTTTCGTATCCAGGAAAACCCAGTTCGCAATTCTCTTCAATGTGATAATGATTAAGTGCAAGCTCCGCATGACTTAAACAATGTTTCCATAAAGATTTACCTTCGTAATGTTTACATAAATGATAATGAGCTTCAGGTCTTGTAGGTAATAATGCAACTGCGTCAAGAAACGCACCTTCTACTGTAAATCCTCTATCTCTCTGTCTTTCATAACATCGACCAATACCTATCATACATTTGTATTGAAGTTCTTTATTATCAACAAATTCTGATGAAGCTAAATCAGCAGCTTTTAAATATAAGGATACTGCCATAGCTCCTTGTTCTAACTTATCATACTCTTTTGCTAAAAGATAGCACTTATGAGGATTCTTTCCGTCTAATATATGATCTTCTAATAATTGCTGTAACATAATCTATCCCCTACTCACAAAGTCAAAAAATACATCTTCAGGCATTTTTAATAAAAACGTTCCGTTGTCTTGATATCCAAAAGCAATAATAATATGACCATCTAAGAATGTCATTCCTGTCGAAAACTCAATATTATATTCATATCCTGTTGTTGGGTCAATCTGCGTACCCATAAAATGAAAATCGCGAGTCTTATGAATAAGATTCCAATCTTCATCCCATACAACTATTCTATGATTATAATGTCCATCTTTTCTTGAGAATGTATCTCTTGTTAAATCGACTTCATGAGTAAATGTAATTCTCTTACCATCACCAATAGGATATACTTGAGTACCACCTCTTAAGTCTCTTACCATTTGAACATAACTTTCTCTTTCGTGGTGTACTGTTTCTGTTGTACCATTTTCAATATCAAATTTAACAACCTCAGTAGGATTACACCATTTCACAAAATGCCAAGGCATATCAATAATTGGCATCCAATTCTTTTCACAATAAGTTGAGTCATCACCTGGAGCTGGTATTGGGAAACGAGCAACCTCTTTCCATTCTCCTTCAATAAATTCTATTTCTTGAAGTTCCATTCTACCCTTTCCTTTATCATCATAACAATCTCGACGAACACCACAAAGAAAGAGACGATCTTCCCAACAAAATAAACGACCATCTTCAAGGCCGATAAAATTCCATGTTGGTTCGGTATCAAGTTCTGATGTATTAATACGTCCTGCATTTATAACATTAAGTTCACTATCTAACTCTGTCATAATATTATATGTTGTTAAACTAATGTCGTTTTCAGGATGTAGATATTGAAGAGGACCCCAAGTATGAGGAAAACGTTTACCTTCTGAATGATAAAGCGTATAATTAACATGACGAACATTTAATAAAATCCTTCCATCATGTATAAAGATAGAAGGATTCATTATTCCGGTTTCGCCAGTTAACTCTTTGGGTAGTGTGATTGGGTGGATGCTTCCGCCACGTTTTAATGCATAGTGCACCAATCCGTGATGACGTAAATCATGCATATAGACTCCATAATGTAAATCAAATTGTTATATTAAGACCAAGGAACTGCGCGTTCTGTCGTTACTAATTTATTTATCGACTCTTGTATCTTTAAATTGTAAGCTTCAATCTCAGCTGAAGAGATTGTTGAATTTAACCAATTTACAACCTTTTCTTCTGTTAAGTCAGCAAATGAAGTAAAGTCGGCAGCGGAAACTTCTTCTGCAGATAAGATTGTATAACCAACAACCTTTGCAGAGTTACCGTCTGTATCAACTCCAGTTCTTCTCCATTTAATTTTCACAACAGCATCAGCCAACGCATCACCATCTGCGTTGGTCTGCTCTCTCGTATGAAGCTTAATTATTTCCCATGAGTAATTCATTTATTACTCCGGATTTATTCTGCTGCTGGTTCTGGATCCGACTCACCTTCTTCAGGTGCCGCTGCTTCAACAGATGGGTCAACTACTTCCTCTTCAGGTGCCCAAGGCATAGAAGCTTCTTCAACAGTTGCTTCGTTAATTTGAAGAGCAACTCTTTCTGAAATGTGGTCAGCGTAACCTTGGTCAGAGTTCACAACATTTTGAATCCATCCTAAAACTGTTTCTTCAGTTAAAGATTCAAATGCAACAAAAGAACCTGCTGGTACATTGGTTGCGTTAAAAGGAGTTGCTCCTGCGAAGTCTCCTTCATTACCATTACTATCTACACCAGTCACTTTCCAATATGTTTGAACAACTGCTCCAGCTAAGTTTGCACCTTCAGAATTAACTTGGTCTTGTTTTTTCAAGCCAGTTACTTCCCAGGTCCATGTATAATCTGTGCTAAGTGCCATTTTATTTTCTCCGTTATTTAATAACTTTAAGTTATAGTTCTATTTATAATTAATCTTCAGTACAACCAGCATAAAAATCTAATGACTTGAGATGATTATATGCTTGTACTAAATCACTGTCTGAAGAATTCATATCTAATATGAATTCACATCTTTCATCAAGACCTTCAGTACCGATTCTAATGTCAGCTTCCATCTCTGTAGTATTTAAACCTGCTACACCTATGGGTTTGACATCATCTTCTCTTGCCTGCTTGTCTTTCCAAATAGTGACAAAAACTCTACAGATATATCCTTTCTTCCAAAATAATTCTGTTCCTTCTTCCCACCATTCGTTTGTATATCCTGACTCAGTAGTATCATCTCTTGGGGGTTTAATATCATTAACCCTCTTATGAACTTTTAAGTCAGTAATAACATGATACGCGTTAGGGACAATAACTCCTGTACCCGCGATTTCATAATCTTTAATTAGTGCCATTGCTACTATTCTCCATTATTGATTGCATATTATATACCATTTCTTTCAACATGTCAATATCTTTCTGCATATTATTTATTGTTTCTTCTTGAGTCTTAACAATTGAATGTTGGTCTTTAATACCTTCAACAAGTAAACCGACCATCTTCGGATAATCAAGACCGTATTGGTCAATTTCTTTAGCGTATGATACAACCTCAGGAATAATCTCTTGAACTTCCTGAGCAATCATACCTAACTGACGACCTTTATAAAGATCATCACGTTCATCAACTTTTGATTCTATTCTTTCATAATATACGCCACGTAATTGTAATACTTTATCTAATGCATTATCAATTGTAATGATGTTTTTCTTCTTACGAATATCAGAGTAAGCAACCACGTTACCGTCACAATATAGAGAACCGTTAACTCTCATACGATAACCAGAAACAGTAGCTGATGAAGCAATACCAGTACAGTTTCTGCTACGGCTATGGTAGAATAACCAACGACCTAGATCCTGATGATAGAAACCACCATTACCGTTTTCCCACATTAAGTGAGGTCTATATCCACCACTACTGAAGGATAATCCATGCCAACCGCTTCTACTACCTAGAAGGTTCCAAGAACCATAGCTTGATGCGTTGTTCGGATAGAAATGTGCACCATTATAACCATCGTAGATACCTACACCGCCACCACCGATTTCAGTCCAAGTATTTAATCTTGTATAACCACTACCTGCTTCAATATGAACTCTGAGTGAACCTAAGTCTTCACTATCATAGAACCTAATACCACCATAAACTTGTTGGGCACCCATACGAATACCTGTATGCCACCTTAAATCAAGTTTATTATAGTTACCGTTATAGTTCTCTCTGTTTGTACCTATGTAATAGTTAGCGTTTGCATCACCATTACCACCACCAAAATGTAATCTTGTTGATGATGTTGAGTTATATGCATTATTACCAAATGTACCACCAATTACAGTTCGACCAATAGTCTCCATATCATTGATTCGTGATGTACTTCTAGGATCTACATAATAACCACCATCATTTGCATCTCTAAAGATTGTTGCGTAAATTGTACCATCACTACCAAAGTATTTGCTTCCGTTCCAATAGTTCTCTTTCAGAATGGATCTTCCATTCATATACATTTCGTTTACATTGAAATAGAAGTTAGACCTATCAGTATAGATATGAGCGTGTGAACCGTTAGCAGGACCAAATTCAATATATCCAGAAGGAGTCTGATGTCTCCATCCCCAAGAACCGCTTCTGAGATAATAAGAACCATTTCCGTAATCAATTTCTGCTAATCTACTTCTTCCAGTAGGATCACAGAAATAACCTGTATTATTTCTATCGTAGAATATATAAGCTCTGAAATCGGAAGCATATCCTTGACCGTAAATTTCAGTCGTACTGTAATTTGTTCTTAATGCCCAACCACCGCCTGCATTAAGGAAACCGATATTATTACTGTTATCAGCATAAGCATAACCACGAGCGTTATTACCTGCAGTTGTAAATAAGATTTGTGAAGTACTTGATGTAGAATACAATCTGAATCTTGATGAACTATCAGAGTACCAATGCATTGCTGTTGCTTGGTTATATAAACCTTCACCTGAGTTGTAGTTTCGGAACCAGTTATCAGCATAGAATTCCCAAGCACGCATATTATTTGCTCTTGCGTCACCTGAGCCTGAACCAAAGTAATAAGCAGTATCATTACGATCATATAGAATATTGACTCGAAGGTCATTCATATGAGATGTGCCACCGCCATCCCAATAATAAGCAGTATTATCTCTATCGTAAATAAAGTTAACTTGTAGTGTACCGTTAATGTAAGTTGTTCCGCCTACATACCAGTTAATATATGTTCCAAATCCTGACCTTGCGTCAAGGTGTAAGTTACCATTTGTAGCAGCAACCGAAGCTTCGTTACTATATCGACCATTTCCACCAACTGCAAGATATCTTCCCCAAGAAGTATTTGGTCCATATAATGTACCACCTCTTTGTCTTCCTGCTGCAGCACTTGTAGAGTTAGGATCGTAATAATATCCAGTATCATTTGAATCATAGAAAACTGGAGCACGATAAGAACCACGAGCCTGCATATATCCTGGCTGAGCATATTCTTCCCATGTACCATTGTGGTATATTTCAGTTCTGCCGTTACGACGCCAGATTGTCATCCATTCATTATCAATGTCGTTGTAAATACCACATTCGTTGTTATCCGCCGACATGAATACATAACGACCATTGATTGAATAACCTTCCCAGCCACCTTTACCGCCACCATTTGTTTGGATTGAACCGTAATTACCTGAAGGCCAATCTAAATACATATCTCCTGCATTATCATAAGCAGGATAAATTCTGTTTGTTCGCATTGTATTGAAACGCGAAGTACCATTAGGGTCTGCATAATAACCAGTATCATTCCTATCATACATAATAGGAGTATCAAATCTTGATGCTACTAATACATGACCATTACCACGAATGATTTGATTCCAAGAACCTCCGAATCCACCATCACGGAAGATGAAGTCCTCTCCACCTGATGTAGCAAACTCAAAGTGATTATCATTAGAATCAGTTGCTCGTATATAACCACGTAGGTTTCCAGCACCTGTATAGAAGTACATAGGTGCGCCGCCCTGTAAACGACCACTACCATACATATTCACTTCATTCATTCTAGAACTAGAAGCAAAGTCTCCATAATAGAATGTATCATTACTATCGTAGTAACGTTGTGCATACATATCGCCTGTATTAATGTTAACATTATACATTGCGGTAGTACGCATTGTTGTTGTCACACCTTTCGAGTATCCTGGTAAAGATGAGTTTGAAACGCTTGTGACTAAGTTTCTATCATCACCGTTTGCATTTCTTACATGAACAGAGAAGGAGTTCCAATAAGATACGCGAGGCCACCAGAAACATAATACTCCACCGTTTTCAAATATACGCATTGTACTAAATCCGGCCTTACCAATATGTTGACCAGAATGATTAATAATAGTATTAGCATATAAGTAACCTTGTGCGGTAAACATAAACGGCGGATCACCTGAATAAGATTTACCTGTTGCTTCAAGTACGAATGAAGCTCCGTTAGTTGCGGTCGCAGGAATACTTGTTCTTACAAGAGTACCATTAACAAAGTCAGAACCTGAATGATAATATGTTCTTACATAATTACCCCTCAACTGAAGGTCGTTAAACCTTGAGTTGTTGTTCATATCAAGATAGTAACCAGTGTTATTTGTATCGTAAATTAATTGTGTTCTGAATTGAGCAAATGCATATACAATACGGTCAGTATCAACTCTGAATGCTTCATAGTTTCCTGGAGTAAATGCTCTTGTTCTTCGACCCGAGTAATAGTTGAGGTATATATCCTGACTGCCTTGTGCATCAATATGTAAATTACCACCAAGATAAATTCTACCGTTATTATTTACTGATTGAATTGTTGCGCCGTCTTCAATCTGAACGTTATTGAATCTAACGTTACGCATTCTTGCATCACCTTGGCTTGAACCAAAGTAGTATGCTGTATTTTCACGTTCGTAGAATATGTTAGCTCTTACATCGTTCATGTAAGATACACCACCAAAGTCACCGTAGTATGAAGCATTATTTAAATCATAATATACAGGAGCACGCATATGTCTTGTTGCTCTAAATACTTCAGTTGCTACTTCAGCATTATATTCTACTTGGTCTCCCCAAAATACAAATGTTGCACCTGTACCGTCTGGGTTACTATCAGTTACTCGTATCTCTGCATCAAATGCAGTATTAATAAATCCTAATCTGTTTCCGCGAAGTGTTAATGTATTATATCGTGAATCACTTGCTGGGTTTGAATAATATGATGTATCATTTGTATCGTAGAAGATTGGAGCTCTCCAATCCTGAGAAGCAGTACCACCAACACCGTGTAATCTACCATCGTTCGCAATATATGACCTATCAGAACCATCTTGTCTGAACTGAACAATTCTGTTTGAGTTTCCGTTAGATACAATGTACCAACGGTTACTGTGCATTTGAATCTTACCTACACCTGCACCTGGGTTTCCTGTCCAACTTGAATTACCGTCTGAACGAATATCAGAACTTGTAATATTAATCGCATTAGCACCACCGTTGAAATCAACGTCACCATTAAATACCATTGCATTAAATACAGATGTACTTGCTGGGTCAGCATAATATCCAGTATTGTCTCTATCGTAATAGCGATTGAAGTATGCGTTAGCACCATATAAGCTATTTCCAATGAATACTTCACCGCTTGTATTAATTCTAAATCTTTCAGTACCCCAAGATTGATTTATATGACCGTGATTTTGTTTGATTCTAAAATCGTTATCTACATAACCGAAACCAACTGACCAAGTTGTTGTATTATATCCACTTGAGAATAAAATAGAAGGTCGGTCAGTACCACTAGGTACACTTTGTGAGCTCCTATCACCAACTCTAAATTCATGAACAATACCCCAAGAGTGATTACCGTATTGGTTAATTGTCCTTGCTGCAGTATAGTTTCCTGGTGCCGAACCTGTTCTATATACTGTTAAGATATCTGAACTTCTTGTATCTTGTATTTCTAAATCTTTGAACCTTGAACCTGAGTGAGGATCTACATACCAGGATGTATCGTTTAAGTCATATACAATAGGTGTTCTGATTTGTCCACGAACGTCCATTCGACCGCTCGTATCCAATCTCATCTGATAAGTACCTGAACCATTACCTGATGTGAATTGTAAATTACCACCTGAGTTAGTACTTAAGTTATCTGGTGATTCATAAATCTTCCATTCATTACCACCTTTCCAACGAATACCTTCTTGAGGACCTGGGTCATTGAATGAAAGGTTGTTTAGGTTTTCAATTGAACCGTTATTCCAGTTCCAAGATCCTACAACATTACTTCCATCTTTAGGGTCGATATAATATCCAGTATTATCTCTATCTCTAAATATTCTTGCATCAATAATGTCAGCCGTAATATCATCGACAGTTAAATCACCTGTTATGACTGCGTCTCCGCCGACATTTAAATCATCAAGTACTTGTAAATCATCAACTAATAAATTAGATTCAGCATTACGACGCTTGAGCATAATTCCAGCAAACTGTCTTAAAGCGCCACCAGAGTTGTAGTTCATTAAGATACGAATTCTTACATAATAACAACCACCTCCGTCAGACCCATTATATGGAGTATGAGATGTTGGAATTGTTGTATGATTTCTATATGTTGTCCAAGAAGTACCTGTATAGTTTGCACCACCAACTACAAAGTATGTTGTACCTGTGTTTCCAGCAATAGGTCTCTTCTGACTATCAAATCTTTCAATACCATAATAAACCAAACCGCCTGAACCTGAAATACGCTTGACAGAAATTTCACCGTATAATTCTTCACCAGGAGCAACAGGAATATAGTCAGAATAGAAGCTTCTATAAGCAGATGTTTGTAATACATAAGAACCTGCGAAAGGACCATCTGTTGTTCTAACATATTCTGAAGTAGTTGTAGTAAGTGGGCTTTCGTTTGGTGCCATTGCTTTAATGACACGCTTATCAAAATATTCTGTTCCATCAAATAGTACTAAGTCAGCTCCACCTGAACCGTATGACTTAATAATTTCAATATTTTCATTTCCACCATTAAGTGCAAAACTACCAGCAGATACAGTACCAGTAAAGTGAGCATTACCATCATCAAGGTCAATACTTGCTCTTAAGTTTCCATTACCTATGAATACAATTTCATTAGGATTAGATGTACTGAAGTGTGAACGATATGGATTTGTATCACCTGCCCAGAAAATACCCCAATCAGTAGCAGTATTCCAAATCCAATGTGAACGATCTTGTGTTTCTAATAGTTTGTTATTATTTCCATCACCTGAAGCAAAACCTTGACGGTATATTCTACCATCAATCATTAATGCCCGGTTTGTATTACCTGCTGCTGGGTTTAAGTAATATGTTGAATCATTTGAATCATAATAGATTGGTGCTCGCATTTGATTTGTTGCGAGGAAATAACCACTTTCTGTTTCAGCTTGTTTAACACCATTATAATAAAAATCAACACCTGCGTTACGATCTGTTCTTATGACCCACTTATTATCGGTGTCGTTGTAAATACCTGCTTCATCAACTCCACTTGCCATGAAATTCCATTGACCAGCAATAGAATAACCGGCCCAACCACCTTTAGTACCGCCAACTTCCATTGAACCGTAATCACCTGATGCTGCATCGGCATAATATGTGGTTGCGTGGTTAAAGTAATATCTTAATGCTTGAACTGCGTTGAATCTTGATGTATTATTAGGATCTACGTAATAGCCTGTGTTATTTGAATCATAGAAGATTGGAGTTCTTAATTGTTGATTCGCAAGGAAGTATCCGTTTTCAGTTCTTGCACGCTCAACACCCGCATGCATTAACCTCATTACTCCACCACGTTCACCATACCAGAACCACTGATTGTCTACATCGTTATAAACACCTGTGACGTTTCCGCCATCGTGCATAAAGACAGAACGATCATTAATACTAAATCCTTCGTATCCATTTCTTCCACCACCGCTTACAGCAAGTGAACCAAATGTTCCTGTAGGTTCTCTTAATACAACAGCGTTACCATCAAGCTTGATTGTATTGAGTCTAGATTCGCCGTTTGGATTTGCGAACCATGCAGTATCGTTTGAATCATAGAAGATCGGTGCTCTTGATGATGTTAGAGATAAAGAATTACCAAGATAGTCAACAGAGAATGTTTCTCTTAGTGTTCCTGCACCTGCCCCGCCTGAACCGATTGAAGTTTCAACAATAAAGTTACCCGAACCTTCTTTATCTAAATTGTCGGCAGATCCTACTGTACCAGCTCTTGCACCAATTCTAACCTGAGGAGTAAAGTTTGCATTACTATCAGCGAAAGCAAATTGAATCCATGATTCTGGAGTATCAATATCTCCAGTTCCATTACCGTTATTAATTTGGATTGGAGCCCAATCATTTTGTGGTGCCGCATGATTTTCTAAATTCAATACATTAAATATTGAAGTACTTGCTGGGTCAGCATAATATGTATTATCATTAGAATCATAGTATCTCTGTGCATACATATTAGAAGCAGTTACATTTCCACTATAATTACCTGTACCTGCGTAAACAGTATTCCAACGATAAGATGATAAACCTATATTACCAGTGTTATTAACTATAGGTACT